AGCCTTGCCAATGTTGATGGCGATGATGTCAATGGCTTTGTAGAACTTCGCAAGCCATTCATCATCCTTGGGCGTTGGGGTGGCAGCAGTTATCACGCTGGCAACGGTGACGAAAACCGGCACCCAGTCGACAAGCATCTCAATCATCGTTCAGGCCCTCCAGGGCGTCGTTAATGCAGCTGCGCGCTTCGTCAGCGGAACGTGCTAAAAATGCAATGCCACCCTGAGCATTGACCCTATCGATAAAGTTTCGCTGTTCTTCGGACGCACGGCCACGTGGCGATTTTACCTCGCATGCTGTGAAAATCGCAACTGACCGGCCAACCATTTCCGGCGTGACGGTTACCTCTGTCCACCCGATGAGGTCGCTGCTGCCTTTGACTAAGCCAAACGTGTGCACGCGACCGTTCTCGTCTCGCACCATACCGACGTGGTTGCGAAATAATCGTGAAGTTTCGGCCAATGCCAGCCGGATTTTGTTAGTAATTGCGGTCTCGCGAGTGCCCATGTCTGCCCCTGCGTGCTTTCATCACATGATACGCCCAGGCGCGGGGGTTCTTGTAGCCTCGCTGATAGCCCAGGTTTATCAGGTCAGCCATTGTTTCCGCCCTGCCTTGTTCCTGCCGCTTGGTTTTGGCCTCGGTGCGTTTCATTTCTTCCAGTTCGCCGTCTATTTGCACCCGGGAGAATTTGTCTGGCTCGCGATAACCGCAGGAAGGGCAGCGGTCATGGATGGCAGGATTGTAGGTGAAATAGCATTTCTTGCAGATTTTGACGCTTGGGCCATCGTTTTCGCCGGGTAGCCGCTTGGCTCGCGGTTTGCTGTCAAGCGACCAGTCACGCGGTGCGCAAGGCAAGCCGTGGCGCAGAGCGTTGCCCGCATGGTCAAGAATAACAGCCTCGTCTTGCGGCCTCAGCGCTCGACCGCAGCGTTGTAGCCAACGACCCAGTGATTTGGTTGGCGCAAGGTCGATTACAGCGCCAACGGCAGCGTCAACCCCACTGTTCGCCGCGATGTCGAAGCCTTCGCTAAACAGGTCGACGTTCCAGATGACGCTGATGTGACCCAGCGCGAGGGCGCGCAGCAGTGTCTTGCGGTCATCCTTTGGCATGTAGCCATCAAGATGCGCAGACGAAATGCCTGCCTCAGTGAAGCGTTGCGCCATTTGCACGGATTGGTCGACAGATGCGGCAAAGCCTATGGTCATGCGTCCGGCTGCGTGCTTTTGCCAATGCGTGACGGCGTCACCCATGACATGTGACCGCTGAATCGCTTTGACCACATCAGCCTTAGCGTATTCGCCAAACTGCGTTCGCACCCCAGACATTTCGGGCGGCGGCATGGACCACAGTCTGTATTTTGCCAGCTGCCCTGACTCGATTAGCTCATGTACGGTCGGCCCAAGCACCAGCGTGTCGAACCAGGGTCGCAAGCCTTGCCCGTCTAGCCGCTCAGGCGTTGCGCTTAGCCCAACATGAAACGCATCGCTGTAGCGGTCATGCACGCGTGCCCAGCCAGCAGCTGCTAGGTGGTGCGCTTCGTCCCAGATGCACAGCTCGGGGCGGATAACTTTCCCCAGCCGATTCTTAAGCGTATCGACGCTGCATATCTGTACGAGCCTAGTGGGGTCGTGGGGATAGCCCGCCGCGATGAAGGAGTGTGGAATGCCGAACCTAGTAAAGGTGCCTGATGTCTGGTCAATCAGTTCACGCCGATGGCAGATGAAGAATCCACGCTGACCACGCTCGGCCACGCTGCTCATGATGAACGACGCAAGCACGGTTTTGCCTGCGCCAGTAGGCGCTTGAATCAGGACGCGTTTATGTCGTGTGAGTGCTAGCCTCGCTTTCTCAACTATGTCCTGCTGGTAGTCACGCAGCCCCATCAGCCAGCAAGAAAATCACGCATCGCATCGCGGCCAACGCGCACGGCTTTGCTAAAGTCTTTGGCGAAGTCTTTGTCTTGCTTGGTCCACAAATACACGCACTGCCTTGTCAGTTCAAGCTGGCGACAGGCTTTTGCCACGTTCCCATGCCGCTTCACAACGGCCAAAATTTCGGGCTTCAAGTGTTTTTTGTTGTCTTTCATAGCGGCCCCAATGATAAAATCACAACCTTACAATTGTCTTTTGCGACAAGATCAATGTCAAGATTTTATCTGTCTAACACATCTTTGCGTAGGCTTGACGGCGTAGACGAGAGGCTGAGCGAAGTCGTGCACCGCGCCATCACAATCACCGAAATTGACTTCGGCGTGACCTGCGGACTCAGGACCAATGAGGAGCAGCATGCTCTCTACGCTCGCGGTGCCACCAAGACTCTGCGCAGCAAGCACTTGTCTGGCGATGCCGTAGACGTCGTCGCGTACCTGGGGCGTCGGATTAGCTGGGAATTGTCCCTCTACGACGAGATTGCGGATGCGTTCAGGATTGCGGCCACACGTGAGGGGCTGTCGCTGCGATGGGGTGGTGCCTGGACGGTGCGCGACATCAGGCAGTGGGACGGCACGATGGAAGAGGCCATGAACAGCTACATCGACACGCGCAGGTCGCAGCACCGTCGACCGTTCATTGACGCGCCGCATTTTGAAATTTCTTGACGGGCCTGCGCGCGGTATTGATTATCGTGCATGGTCCGCAAAAAGTGGTTCGTTGACGCGCTAGCAGACAGGCAGCAGAGTCAGCGGGCACTGGCCCGCTACATGGAAGTTGACGCCAGTGCTATCACTCACATCCTCAACGGCACTCGCTGGTCATAAATTCAAAGACCTGACGTCGGTGAATTTTCGACCCCTTCGCGCTTAGTTGACATCAGCCCAATGCCATTGCAATATTGTCAACGCTGACAACAAAGGAGACAGCAATGGTCCAGACAATTACACCGACCAGCGAAGAACACTGGCTGCAAATGCGCCAAGCGGACATCACCAGCACGGAATCAGCCGCGCTGTTTGGGCTTAGCCCATACACCACCGAGTTCGAGCTGTGGCACCGCAAGCGCTCAGGCGAGGCACCTGAGTTTGCTGAGAACTTCAGAATGCGCGCAGGCCGCGTTCTGGAGCGCGGCATAGCCGAACTTACGGGGATGGAGATTACGTCGCCCATAGCGCCGCTCAAGGACTATATGCGCGACCCTGACGCACGTCTCGGAGCGTCATTTGACTACGAAGTGACCGGAGGCGAGTACGCCAACTGGTTGATTGAGTGCAAGAACGTTGACCAATGGGTTTACCGGGACAACTGGACTGACGACGAGGCACCCGACCACATTGAGGTGCAAGTGCAGCACCAGCTGGAGATAGCTGAGCGACCCGGCGCTATCATTGCGGCATTGGTTGGCGGCAACGCTCTGCACCTTATCTTTCGAGAGCGCAACACCAAGGTCGGCGCTGGCATTCGCAAGAAGGCCGCTGAATTTTGGGCTAGCGTTCAATCAGGCGTAGAGCCAACACCCGATTATGAGCGCGATGCCGACTTCATTATTGCGCTGCATCCGGGCGGCGGCAGCGAGCCAATGGAAGCCAGCGACGAGCTAACCAGTCTGATGACGCGCTATAGCGCACTGAAGGCTGACGCCAAGAAAGCCGACGACGCAGCAAAAGCACTTAAGGCGCAAATGCTTGACCTGATTGGCGATGACGTCAGCAAAGTGACTGCAGGCAACATGACGCTGACCTGTGGTCGCACGAAAGACACGGAGCCTACGATTATCACGGCTGACATGATTGGCAAGACATATGGCGGTCGCAAAGGCTATCGCCAGTTCACGATTCGGGAGAAGAAAAATGGCTAACGAAATTGCAGTATTCACAAAAGACCTCGCATTGCACGAGCGTCAATTCAAGTCTGTGCTGCCAGCACACATCCCAAGTCAGAAGTTCATGCGCACCATCGTTGGGGCGGTGCAAAACAACCCTGGAATTCTGAAGTGCAATCGCTCCTCCATCTACGCAGCGTGCCAGAAGGCGGCGCAGGACGGGCTTATTCTCGATGGTCGTGAGGCAGCTCTGGTTCAGTTTAAGGGCTCTGCGCAATACATGCCGATGGTTAACGGCCTGCTGAAGAAACTGCGCAACAGCGGGCAAATCAGCACCATTACTGCTCAGACTGTGCATGAACGCGACAAGTTCTCCTACAACCCGGCGCGCGACGACGTGCCTGACCACCAGCCTGACTGGTTTGGTGAGCGTGGGCCCATGATTGGCGTCTACGCCGTCGCCAAAATGAAAGACGGTGGTGCCGTGGTCGAGCTAATGAACATGGAGCAAATAGCAAAGGTGCGAGGTGTCAGCCGTGCGAGCGGGCGTGGTCCGTGGACGGAATGGCCGGAAGAGATGGCGAAGAAATCTGTGCTGCGCCGCATAGCCAAGTATCTGCCGTCGTCAGCGGACTTGGACCAGATGCTTGAGCACGATAACGAGAACTACACCTATGCAGCAGACACACAGGAAGCCGACAAACCGAAGGAAGCAAAAACGACTACGCGTGCCGCCGCTGTCATTGAGGCTGAAGTTGTTGAAGAAGAACCGCCAGTGCCTGAAGGGCCAGAAGATTACGGCGAAATAGTTGAGGCTGACGAAGTGCTGTAAGCCACAGCGCTGCCAAACACAACCCGCGTTCTGGCAACGGAGCGCGGGTTTTTTATTGACTTAATCGCAACGCATGCTATCAACGTGCGTGCTGTACATCTCGGTGATACGCGCTAGATTCGGTGACTGGCAACTAGGTCCAACGGGCCGCAGCGCTGATGAGATAACAAAAAAGCTGGACGGCTACATTGGCCTGCAAGAAGCCATCGTCTACCGTCTAAAAGATGCACGGGAGGTGTTGCGTCATGATGTACGACAACTATGAAGCCGACAAGCTGGCCCCAGAACGAGGCCAGGGTTATGACGAATATGGCGTGACGATGTTCTCCAGGCTGGAAATACCTGTCCGCAATCGATTCAACCTAAAGAAGTACGCGGGTATTTTGCGCGATTTAGCAGACGAACTAGATAGACTCAGTCGCGACACGGAAACGAAGGATGTTTTTATCGCAATACGCGTGCAGACCGAGGTGCAATACGCCAACCGTGGTATCCAGCGGCTGGCGCAGCGCACCGCTCAGGCTAAAAAGGGATGTCGTCCTGGGTGACAGGTTCAGCATGCCCGGTCGTAGCAGGCACTGGAGCAGGCTGTGCGGCTTCTCTAGGCTCAGAAAAGGCGAACGACATGTACTTGGTCCCTGACCCTGACTCCTTCATCCACGCAGCCATGCGCATCATCTTGCCGTTAACCATGCACTTACCCGTATAGTCCGGTTGGTTACTGGTTTCCTTGCGGTCATTCTTGAACAGTGAACCGCTGTTATCTCGTTGCTCGTAGGGCATATTGCCTCCGTGTTGTTGTAACTGTGGTGTGGCGTGCGAATCTAGGATTTCTGGATCGGCAGAAAACCTGAGTTTCTGAATCCCTGCCCCGCAAGATTGTTGCGCAATTATCGTTCGCACCCACTACATCTAGAATCGCTCGACCAATGAGCTCGGGAATCTGCGGCACCACGGCATTGCCGCAACCTTTTAAACGTCCGTCCAGTTTTCTGGAAAGCCCATCAGCATCTCGTAAAAGCAGGGGTCTGGCTTGAGATCGTTGTCCCTCTCCCCTCCATTTCTCAGGTGCCACTCTGCCAAAGTCCAACTGAGATTTGATCCAAGTTTTGCCGATGATTTCCTTGTCCCGTAGGTATGGAAGTCCATCGAAAATGGCTCTTGCAATTTGTACTCGGCCGAGGCCCACATGTTGATCAACGCCATCGCGTTTGGGGTAGGCAATAATCCAGGCACGATCCCTGTGATGGTTGAGGCCAACGTAGGCAGCCGGTATGCAGTGCCACTGACAGTCATACCCGATCTCGGCCAGGTCTCCGAGTACCTTGTCAAACCACCTGCCCCCTTCTCCAGAAAGGAGATTTGAGACGTTCTCCACGAGCGCGTATCTGGGTCGAAACTCGCTAATAATTCGGCACAACTCGCCCCATAGTCCTGATCTAGCGCCGGTGATGCCTGCTTGGTTTCCTGCTGCTGACAAATCTTGGCATGGGAAGCCCCCGGTGACGACATCAACTCTGGAAATTCCATCTGATTTAAGTCGTTCATAATTTACCTTCGGCACATCTGGCCAGTGTTTTTTTAGAACCTTCTGAGGAAACTCCTCGATCTCGCAGAACGCCACCGTTTCAAATCCTCCTGTTCGATCCAGTCCAAGAGAGAACCCACCGATCCCGCTGAACAGGTCCAGCACCTTCAGTTTTTTTGACATCTCACGCACTTCAGACATACTGAAATCCTGTGTCGGGGACTAAGCCATTGATCTGGCGACCTATGGTGGAATCCTGTCTCGACCCTGACCCATCTGGTGAGCAGGGGAGGCAACAACATATCGTATCCTGCTGATTTCTTTCGGAAATATATATTATGCGAATCCAGGGTGGTCTGAGTTTCAACATTGGCTGGAATCCTCCAATCCTAAATCGAAAGATTGTTGCGCGTCAGAGTCGCCCGCCCCCAAGATATTGAATGCTTGCTCTATCCTGTCCTTTGCAACCTGGAAGTAATTTTCATCCAGCTCTATGCCTACGAATTTCCTGTTGGTATTAGCGCAAGCCACGCCGGTCGTTCCGCTACCCATCGTGAAATCCAGAACAGTGTCGCCTTCGTTCGTGTAGGTCTTGATGAGGTATTCCATCAGGGCGACGGGTTTCTGGGTTGGGTGAACGGTCTTGCCTTCGCTTGCCACCTCTAAAACAGTTCGTGGGTATCCAGTGACCTCTTGGAAGTTCTCGCGCCCTGAGTCGCCATAGCAGCCGCCGTTATGACCTCGCCTCACCTTCTTACCGAATGGAACAAGCCCCTGCGGGTTGTATGTCGGCAGCTTGGAATAGAACACGAGAACATCCTCGTGATTCCGCATCGGCATTTTCTTCGCATTTAGGTGTCCTGTGGCCGCAGACTTCTTCCAAGTCCAGTCGTACTTGAAACGCCGAACATTGCTCATCACTAAGGCGCTGGTGAATGGCTGGGCCGAGGTCATCACAACCGGCGTATTGTCGTTAGAGACCGCCCTCACCTGCTCCCACATGGCATCGAGCGGTATCACGGAATCCCATTTGTTCTGGGTCGTCCCATACGGCGGATCGGTCAAAACCATGTCCACCTTGCCCAACGTCGGCATAACCTCCAAGCAATCGCCCTGGTACAGTCTGGCCCGCTCCTGTCCGTCAGGATTCTTGATGATGCTGCACGTACTAGACATACTGAAAACCTGTATCAGCGGCTAAGTCGTTGAAGTAATTTGTTAGGTTGATTTTCTGGTTGCGCCCTGCCCTACCTGATAACCAGAGCAAGCAACAACATAATGTAACCACCTGGATTTCTTCAATAATATATATTATGCGAATCCGACGAGAACGATTCAGGAACATCAGCGGTTTTCTGCGCGCAACATTCTTGCGCAACAAAATTTCTGGCCTACCAGATGTAGTCACCGCCAGCTCGGCTGTTCACCGCCCTGAACTAACTTCGATGCTCGATTTGCTTCGGTCTCAATAAGCAGGTCGAGGTAATGACGTGCCTTGCGCAAGTCTTCGATACCGCCCTTTGACCGCCAGCGGCTGACGTACTTAATGACGTTGCCCTCGGCGTATCCAATCTTGTTGGTCAAAATGTATTCGGCTGGCTGTATTGCCATGCCAGAGTAATGCGCCCCGCCAACCTGTTTGCTGTATGCGCTCAATCGTCAGGTCTCACAGTTTCCGTATATCGGTCTGGCATATTGCCACGTCTGTCAAATATGCACAACTGAGTTCCGCGTTTGGCACCATAGCCCGCACCGTAGGCGTAGGCATCACGCGGCGGAATGATGCCGACCGATTCGACTGTGCAGCCTGGGTGCTCTTTAAATTGGATCCACTGGTTGTGATGCACGTGACCCGTAAACCAGTGTCGATATACGCTCTGGCCCCATAAGTCGCTCTGGTCATCAGCCATTTTTCCCGGCAGTGCGTTCAGCTTGCAGGTGTGCCCGTGACAAAACCCAAGCAGCACCTTACCGCGATGAATAAACTGAAACGGCGTTGGCTCTACCTCGCAGGTCAGTCGCGGCTCTTTACTGTAGATTTGCTTGATAGCAATGCCAAGCGTCAAGCCCAGGATGTCGTCATGGTTGCCAGGTGTATTAACGAATACCACCCGCTTGTATTTCTGCAGCGCCATGTCAATGATGCCGCGCATTATGTGAATGCCTGCATCTATCCAATACGCTGGCCTACCGTCAAGGTCGAGCTTGTGTCCTGAGCGCTCTGTCTCGCCACGAATATTGTCGGCGTGGAAGAAGTCGCCAGAGTTGAAGATAATTGCTTCACGCGTATCAGGCGTGCGCTGAAACAGCCGCGCGAACACTTTGCCAAAAACGCGCATGGCAATCTTGACATCCCAGTCGACACCGACCTCGCGCGCCCAAGTGCGAAGCCCTATGTGCGGGTCTCCAATGGGAATGACGCTAAAGTGCTGGCTGTCCTTAACGTTACCTTTGTACACCGAGGCTGGTAATTTTGGCAGGTCTTCGACCATCGCCTCAATGACAGCACGACACTCGTTTAGTTGCTCGGTTATTTTTCGGTTTGTCTTGACCCAGTAGACGATGCGGTTGAGCGGGTCATCA